CGGTTCTTTGGGGGTTATATGTAGGTTGTTTTTTATAAAAAACGCTGATTATTTCGTGCGATTTCAAAGGCATTTTTTTTGCTAATAAAAAGTTTTTACCTAAAACCTTATTCCAAATCCAATCATATTTATAGTTCTTTATATTACTCATTCTTAAAGCACTACTAAACGGTTCACTACCAAATAATACTATTGCACCGTTAGGTTTGATAATTCTATTCAATTCTAACCACATTAATTCGAAATCTATAACACTGTCCCACTTACACGCTGTTGTTCCGTATGGAGGGTCTGTAATTATAGCATCAATACTATTATCTTTAATCGTCTTCATAACTTCAAGACAATCGCCTTTTTTTAAATCTATCATTTTTTAGGCTTTCCGATTGTTACCTTAATGGTTGACTTGCCGCTCTCGTCGTTGTTAAAGGCTCCAACGTGGCGCCCTAATAACTCGATCGCTTTAATTTTGTCTTTCATGTCTAAGCGGTCGAACCCTTCAATGTTAAACTCGTCCGAAAATCCTATTTTTGCGAGCTCTTGGACTACTCTGTCCGCGCTTATCTCGGTCCGTTCTATCCTTTTACTCATTAATCTTTTGATCTCTTTTTGAATTTCAACTTTTTGAACATTGTCGCCGCCTATCCTCCCGGCCGTTTTTTCTGAGTACCCGGAGGCCTTGGCCGCTCTTGTTGCGTTAAAGTCTTTTATGTACTCTTTACAAAAAAATTTTTGTTTATCTGTTAACTTGTTGCTCATAATTTTATATAATTTAAAATAATTTTTTTAGCCTCTTCCGAACTATCCGCCCACTCAACCAAATTACCGGCGGCCGTTAACCGGTTGATCTGCTTAACTTGGTCCTCTCTTGGTTTTTGGCCTGGGACTTTAAGCTCTAAATATAAAGCTCCATAACCTCCGCGAGGGATTGCGAGCGTAAGGTCCGGGTTACCCTTAATCAATCCAAGGGCTATAAGTTGGGCTCCGTTTATTGCGTTCCTTGGGTTGCTAAAGTTGTGATATAGTAACCCCCTAAACTCTTTAAACTCATTCCAAAACCAAATTATTACCTCGCTTTGTATTTTTGCCTCGCTCTTTTTTGCCATAAGAATAAATATAAAAAAAATAAGTCTTAAAAAGGGTAAAAAAAACGTTTCCGCCACTCTGTAACCGCCGAAACCCCCGCCCCAGTTGGCTCTAAGGGTTAAAAATCTCTAAAGGTTACAGAGTTTTAAGGTCTGTAACCGCTCTGTAACCGCCCTAGACCCCCGTAAACACTAAGGAAACGGTAAAGTTACAGAGTTTAACAAAAAGTCGTTCTCTTATAAGGGTATAATAACAATATGCAGCATAAAAAAAAAACACGCTCTTTTTTAAAATAATAAATTAAAAGTTTACTTTTTTACTGTAACTCTGTAACCGGTCTGTTAACTCTTTTACTGTTAGGGGGTTACACGGTTACAGAGTTTTTTTTGACTCTGTAACCACTCTGTAACTCTGTAACCTTTCATAGTTGATAATCAACCACTTAACAAAAAAGCATAAAAAAAGCCGGCCAAAAATAGCCGACTCTTTACCCAAAAAAAAATATATTTTTAAAACGCTAAATTTGTCGGAGGTTGCTCTTTTGCCTCTTTTTTGTACTTTTCGCCGGCCATTTCTTCCGGACTAAGACAAACAACTTTATAAAGTCTTTGCGTTTTTCCAAACATTTTGCGGACCTCTTGCTCAAAACCAAGCGCTTTTAACTCCTGGCCTATTTTCCACTGGCTCAACTTTTGGCCGCTACTCTCTTCAATCTTTGCCTTTATTTCGGTTGCCGTGAATAGTTCAACCGTATTATTACCCGTCGCATATTCCGGTCGAATATAATAAAGGCTTATAAGCTCCGCCTCGTGCCTAACTTGTTCGAACTCAATAGTATTATTATTAAGCTTTTTAACGTCGTCAGAGTTAAGCCTATAATCGTAACCGCTTTTAAATAAGTGGTAAGCCTCAAGTATTAAATCCTTTTTATTAATTGAGTTGTAAAGCTCGTGGTTTATTTTTAATACGTTTATCGGTATAATTCGACGGTTACCGGTAGGGTCATTTAAAACGAGTTCGTCGTTAGAGGTTCCGCATAGGACCGCAAGGCGCTTTAAACGTACATTTTTTCGGCCGTATGGCTCCCGGAGTGTAAACTCGTCCTTACTTGTTAACTCTTTTAACCTCTTGGCCTCTTGCTTAGACTTTCCGCCGAGCTCGTCGTCCATAATCATAAGTTTTTGGCACATAAGTATTTCGTCGTCCTTTCCGGCGTCGAGCTTGCTCTCTGCATAATATGGCTTAAACTCTTCCGGGAGGAGCCTCCTAAAAAATTCCGTTTTCCCGGTGTTTTGTCCTCCGGTTAAAACCAATAACAAAGGCGAGTGCTCTCCGTAAATACTCGCAACAATACCAACAAACCACTTACGAATGAATAAAAATTTATAATCCGGGTCCACATCGTAAACTTTAACGCCGGTGTCTGTGTCAATACATTGGGCGAGCTTGTCGATAAGTCCCTCGGGTCTGTTGTGGGCGTTGTTTTCTAAAAACTCAATTAATGGGTTATAGTCCTCGACAAAATCGGAAGCGATTAACCTCTCCACGGTGTCAACCGGGATTTTATCCGATACAATTCTTTTAACCTGGAAAAAAACCGAGTTACTAAAAACCGTGTCGACCTCGGCGCCGTTGTTCTCAATGTATCGCGTTATATTATTCCTTTTAAGGTTATAGTTATTTTTAATAAAAAGCTCCAACTTTTCGAGCGGAGTAAGGTCCTCGGTAAGCTTGAGCTCTACGCTCGAGTTAAAAACTTTCTCGACTATTGCCTCCGGGTCCTTTCCTTTAATGTCGTTAACTTGGTCGAGTAGTTTTAAAACGTCCTCTTTTGTCCGTCCTCCTCTCTTGCCTTGGTTCGCTACGGCGACGATATGCTTAGTTTTAGCGCTAACAAGGTTAAGGTTTGCCTCCTTAGCGTAATAAAATAAGGTTGCTATTTTAACCCCGGACCCTCCGCTTTTAATACAGTGGTTATATTGTTTGTTGCAAATATCCGCCGCGTATTTTTCGTTAAAACGGCTAATTGAGTGATAATAAGGCCGCCCACTCTCGCCAAGCTCTGAGGCTATCGCGAAACCTATTTCGAGCCATATCTCATAGGAGCCGCGCGTTAAGTCAACCCCGGAGGCGTTAATTTGATCGATAATAAAATCAAGGTCGGACTCTCCCGTTATTATTTGCGGGAGCTTATTAATTGGCGTTTTTTTCTTAACAATAGCCTTGAATAATGGAGCCCTTTCGTTAATAAAGGTCTGAGGGTCGTAAGATACAAACCTGGGCCGGGTTACATCTTTGCAGCTCTTGTCTAATATAATTTGAAAGTTTTCTAAGTAATAAGTCTCTAAAGACAAAAAGCTCTCCAAGTGCTTTGAGGGGTCTATCTTAACAAGTACGGCCACGCCAAGCCCCGAGGCGGACCTAAAGGCCCCATAAGTAAAACGGTCGTTTGTTATGTTTTGCCAATCTCTCGCCAGGTCGCTAGAGTCGTCAATATCCAAACATAAAAATCCGGAATGAGTTTTTAACTCAGCTTTTACCCTCTTGGTAAACTCTCCGCTTATTGTAACATAGGGGAGCGTGTTCTCTTTTAATTTTTTCCTTTTTTTCTTATCCTCCTCCGCGTTAATTGGTCGGATAAGTTCGGCCCAAGTTCCATGTTTTACATTGTTTAAAAACTCTAAAACGGAACTCTCTCTCTCGGGTTTATTATCAAATATTTTTTTAAAAAAGCTTATTTTCATTTTTTTTGGTTGTTTTTTTAGGCGAATAAATCTGTTTGTTTTATGTTTTTTTGTTTAATTATTCCAAGGGCCGTTTCAAAAATTGTTTTCCCGGCTTCGTAGTCTACTAAATTACGCGCAATTTTATCAATTCGTTGTTTACCCTTGTATTTTGTAAAATCATAATCATGAAATTCGCATAAAATTCTCAAATTATTATTTAATAAACCCCCTTTTATTTTTCTTTCATTTAAATTACTTGGTAAATTAAAATTAGTCCAATATAAATGACGCCCTTTTTTGTGTGCGAAAATTAAAGGTTCATAGTAAGGGATTACATTTTCAACACAATATTTCCCCTTAAAGAAATGTTTTAAAAAAATAATTTCCTCATAAAGTTTCATATCCGGGTATGTAGCTTTCGACTTTCTTTCCCCCTCGCCCGTGTTGGTTAATCTCATTTTGCTATGCGAGGGGCAAGGCGGGGAGCTCCAGATAAAACCCTCGTTATACTCTTGGTAATGGTTTAAAAGGTAATTATGAGCGTCCTCAATTATTACAATATCATTGGGAAACCTCTCTTGATAAATTCGTGCGAGTTCCGGGTCCAATTCCACGGCGGTAACTTCAATTTTTATTCCGGCCTCTTTCGCGACCTCGTCCCACTTGAAGCGATTACCTCCAAGACAAGCGTATAAGTTTAAAATTTTCATATTGTTTTTTTTTGGGGTTATAAATATACTTTAAATTTTAGGTTTTTTGTAATTTCTTTTTTTGGTTTTGTAACTGAATATAAACCCAAGCCGGTTTGTAGCCCATAGAATCGGCGTATTTTTTAAGTTCCTCCTTAGTTTTCCCGGCCGTGTTAAAAACTTTTTTACCTCCTCGGCTGCTTTTTACCTCAATAAACTCTGATTTTAAAAGGGGCTTTTTTTTGATTTTAAAGGGCTCGCCGCACTCTTTACAAACCTTGGCGCTTGCGTGGTTCATTGCCTCGCATTTTTCGCAAAGTTTAACCGGAGCCACTCCGGAGGAGCTCCTCCTCTGTTTAATTAGTTCCCATTTTCTCGAGTCGTCCCATAAGCCGTGCTCGTAACAATTAGCGCCCATATCTATAAGGGTAAAAAACGGCTTGTTATCGTATAAACGGGAGCCTCTTCCGGCCATTTGCAGCCATAACGGTAGGCTTTTAGTTGCTCGGTTAACAATTATCGCCTCAATACTTGGCTCGTCGTAACCGGTTGTTAATACGCTGCAATTACTTAAAACTTGGAACTTTCCGGCGCTAAAGTCTTCAAGTATTTTTCGACGTTGTAAAGCGGGAGTTTTGCCGTCTACGTGCTCGCAAGAGTAACCGGCGGCCCTTAGTTTTTCAACTGTTTTTAGTGAATGTTTAACGTTAACGTTAAAAATAAGGGTTTTTTTATCCTTGGCAAATTTTTCGAATTGATCGAGTAAACCGTCGTAAAGCCTCGCTTTGTCGAACTCCTTAAATAGGTCCCCGTTATTATAGTCGTTTCCCGTCGTTTTTACGTTGGTAAAATCAACCTTTGCCGCAAAGGTCCGGCAAGGAACTAAAAAACCGGCCTCGAGGAGCTCCTCGATAGTCGTCGGCTCTGTTATAGCGTCGTAAAATTCGTGCAAAGAGTTTTGTCCTCCGGTCCTTAAAGGGGTCGCCGTGGCTCCAATAATATAGGGGTCCGCTCCGCTTTCCTTATACCTGGTAATTAACTTATCGAATGTTTGTTTGTGTGCCTCGTCGATAATTATAACGTCGACCTCTGGGAGTTCTCTCCTCCTTAGAGTGTCAACGCTTGCGAGATGACAGTTATTAACGTG